TTTGAAGAAGCACAAAAAGATGTATTAAATATTATTGGAACTGGCGATGCAAAGATTCGTGAGCAGAAACTTGCTGAGATTCAACAAAAGTATCGCACTAGAGCCAAGGTTCAGTATCCTGGTTGGGCTGAGTATTTAGATACTGGCGTTGACCTATCAACTTTTACTAACGATTACGCAAGTAACTTTGGTAAAAAACTAGGACGTCAAGTTAAAGCAGATGAACCTTTAATAAAAAAAGTTATGAACTTTAAAGATGACAAAGGTGTATATAGACCACCAAGCGAGACGGAAGCAACAATGATTTTACAACAAGATTCAGAATGGGCAACATCTCCTGATTCTAAAACTTATTGGACTAACGTTGCTAACAGTCTTGCTTCAAAGATGGGACGCTAAATGGCTGTTAAAAAACCTACTGCTAGCAAACCAACAGCATCTAAAGTTAACAGTTCAAATTATTTAGGAGTTCCAGGACTTAATGTTACTGGTGAATTTGCTAAACCTACACCTGTTGCTCCACCTCCACCTGCTCCTATTGATGGTGCTAGTGGATTTGTTATTGGTTCTAGAGAGTATGAAAAATTTATAGATGCAAGAGATATGGCTATGTCTCAAAGAGCCGCTGGAATTCCTGCTACAATAGCCAACCCAACTGGTAGAGGTTTAGTACCTGCACCAACTTCTCCCGCAAGTACGGGTGGCGGAATTCCCGATACACCTGCAGTTGTACCAGCAGCAAAAAACACTGGAACTACTGGCAGAGAACTTGCTGCAAGTATCTTGCGTTCAAGAGGCATTAAAGAAACAATTATTAATTCAAGTTTAGATTTTATAGATGAAATTAAATTTGATTTTGGTATAGATAGAGAAGAAGATGCAATTTCAGTATTATTATACAGTCCAGATTACACAACTAAGGCTGGAAAAAAACTAACTTCTCCTTACTATGAAATGTATGGAAAGTTTGCTAAGTATGCTAGTGGGGATAATAAACTTCCTAGCGTATTAACAGGATTAATTGATGATTTTCGTGACTTGCCAAAAGCCTACGGTCTTCCAGCAGAATTTGGTTCAGACGCTACCATTGAAAAAGCATTTCAAAACAAAGTAGATTTAGCCACTTTGGATAAAAGATATGCACAGGCACAAGTAGCAGCATTAGTTGCAGACCCATTTGTAGTTGAATCTGCAAAACAACAAGGGTTTATAAATAACACTAAAGATTTAACAGCCTTCTATGCCGATGCTGGAATAGGAGAAGCACAAATGCAACGAAATAAAATTCAGAATGCCCTTGGTGCTGAAACATTACGTCAAGGTATGAAAATCAATGCGGCTAATTTGGCTAAGACTGCAGGCGAACTTCAATTACGAGGAGTTGATGAAGGAACCGCAGCCGCTAACGCAGCAAAAGATATGTCAACTGTAGCAGAACAACTTCAACCAATAACTACCTATTCAGGTGTTTATGAGGGCAAGTTGGCTGGAACCACAGAACAAATCCAACAAGAATTAGTTAATGAGCAAATGCTTGGACAAGCCTCTACTCGTCGTAAGCGACTTGAAGAGATGAACAAAGCAGCCTACCAAGGTCGCTCTGGGACTACCAACGTATCTCTAAGTAAGAGTATACAACTATAGAATCCTGACGTGGATAGACCAGCCCCGCGCAGTGTACAAGACTGGTAGTAGAAGCCGAATAACTTACCCCAAGTTAACTCGAGGTCTACGCAACTACTAAAGTAAGGGAGAGGTTGCTATGAGCAACAACCGCGATACAAACGAGTGGGATGACGAAGAAGAAGATGACAGTTATACTCCGTCTTTCGAGACAGATACTGACTTAGTTAAAAAACTTCGTAAGGCTAATCGTTTTCAAGAGAAGAAAATCAAAGACCTTGAATCTTCTTTAAACGACTTATCCAAATCTCAACGCGAGCGGATTGTCAGAGATGTTCTAACATCTCGAGGTATCAATGCAAAAATTGCGGGATTCATTCCAGGTGAATTAGACGCTTCAGAAGAAGCAATTTCAGGGTGGTTGGACCAGAACGCTGATGTGTTCGGTTTCCAAAGTCCACAAACAACTGATGTAGACACCAACGATGTCGCAGCACTGCGACAAATGGATTCTGTAACACATGGAGCATTGGCACCTGACAGAGCAGAAAGTATGGCCATGAAAATTCAGGGCGCACAATCTGCTGAAGAAATTATCAGCCTAATCTACAATTCGTAGATATAAACAGAAAAGGTAACAAATGGCTAACTTATATACCGCTGCCGCACTGCCCGCAGGGCAAGCAGGCACAGTAGTAGGCGCTAACCTTGTCACACAGGCTTATGACCGCCTTGTAGAGTTCTCTCTTCGTTCGGTTCCGTCATTTCGCGCTATTGCTGACAAGAAGCCAGCGATGCAATCGCATCCAGGCTCAAGCGTTCTCTTCCAAGTCTACAACGATTTGGCAATCAAAACAACTGCTCTTGATGAGACAGTTGACCCAGATGCAGTAGCAGTACCTGCTACCACCACAATTCCTGTAACTCTTTCTGAGTACGGAAACGCAATCATCTCAACCCGTAAGTTGGACCTATTCAGCCTTGCTGATGTAGAGCCAGCACTTGCGAACATCGTTGCATTCAACATGAATGACAGCCTTGATACGATTATTGCTACTACCCTCAATGGTGGAACACAGGTTATCCGTGAATCAGCAGGTGCACTTTCAACTTCTGCTGCTATCACCACAATCACAACTACCGACATTATCAAGTCTCGCGACATCCGCTACGCAGTAGCCAAGTTGCGTGCTGGTAACGTAGTTGCACGTCGTGGAAATCTTTATGCATCATACATCCACCCAGAAGTTTCACACGACCTTCGTGCAGAAACAGGAACCGCTGGATGGCGTCAACCACACGAGTATGTCGATACCGCTGGTATCTACGCAGGAGAACTTGGAACTTACGAAGGCGTTGCCTTTGTTGAGTCACCACGTCTTCCAAACTCACAGGCTGGCTCCGGTTCTAGCACCACTCAAACACGTGTTTACACGACCTTTATCATGGGTCAGCAAGCACTTGCAGAGGCTGTTGCAGAAGAACCACACACCGTTATCGGACCAGTTACCGACAAGTTGATGCGTTTGCGTCCTCTTGGATGGTACGGCGTTCTCGGATGGGCACTATATCGCCCAACCGCAATGTGGCGCATTGAGACTTGTTCTTCAGTACGTACACAAGCCTAGTTAATCGTTAGGTAGTAGGGCAGGGGCTACATAAGGTCCCTGTCCTTCTGCAAAACTATTAAGGAGATTAATGGTATATCAATTTAGACCGCCAACGGTAGAAGAAGGACCAGCAGGAGATAACGTCCTGCACTATCGCTATAGGTTAACTCGTGGCATAACAGTCATTAACGAAGGTGGAGTTTATCGTGAGACACGATATCCCTATCAAGAAGAATTGGATGCAGCAACCGCTTACTATTTAGGTGGAAGCATTCATGAAGTAACTGCTGCACAGAAAGCAAGTTTAGAAGCAGCAGGATATACAGTTCAAACAGTATAGGGGATATATGCTTCATCGAATACAAAAACATCCAGAACCTGTAGAAGGTTGCTTTGGATGTAAAGTTCTAACACTAGAACTTAATACGGGAGATGTTTCTAGCAGAGTACCAATGTCTACTAGAAAATGGGATAACGAACTGCAAGCCTACCGAGACGTTCGCGCTCAAGGGATACAGCCAGCGTCCACAAGGTTAAAAGATATACATGCAGCAGAAGCAGCAAGTAATCACTTCGGTAAAGCATATCAAGCGGACCAACCAGGAAAAGGAGTTATATAATGCCACAGTTAGGTAAAAAAATGTTTTCTTATGACAAAGAAGGTATGGCTGAGTATAAGAAAGCAAAAAAAGTTGCTAAAAAAGCAGTAAAGAAGAAAAAGAAATAATGCCTACAGTTAAAAGATTTGATTTATCAAGACTCCCAGGCACTCCAGCACGCGACAAGGCTATCATTGGTAACTCTCAAATGTACCTTAATGATTACAAGAAGTCTGCTGCCTCTTTGCCTGGTGGTATGACTTACAAACAATATGCAGAAATGCGTGCTGCTAAAGAGGCTGCTGCTGCTGCTAAGGCTAAACTAAAACTAAAGCCAAAAGCAAAACCTAAGCCAACACAAACAATCAAGCCTAAAACCACCAGGAGATAAGAATGAAACAACCAATGTCAGCAGCCAAAAAGGCTGCCGCTAAGAGTATGGTGCTCTCTACCTCTGCTAGATACAAAGGAACTCCAAAAGTTTCTTTTTCAACAATTGATGAGATTAAAAAAATGGGTATGGCCGCAGCACTTAAGAAGGCTGGCACAAGCAGTAACAAAGAATACATCGAAGGTGTCCGTCGTATGTACGGTGAAAAGCGTCTTGCTGCTGCAAGAGGAATGAAATCTTCTTCTCCAGCAATGCCAGGACCTGGACCAGCGTTCCGTATGTCTGCTCGTGGAGCAGAACGTGGTACTCCTGCTAAGAAGTCTGCTCCTTCATCATCTCCTAGACCAACTGCACAGCAAGAAGCACAAGCCAAGGCACGCGCTGGTGGTAATGCTCCAGT